CTTAAAAATATACATAATGGTAGTAAAGGTTCTCTAGGTATCAATGGTTTAGTATGTATCATAGATGAAGAATATCTATCCTTGCCCTCTGGTCTACGCCTACATTATGATGATCTTAAATCCACAACAACAGATATGGGCGTAGAGTATGACTATAAAACTAGACGGGGGAGGACCCGTATTTACGGTGGTAAGGTTATAGAGAATGTGTGTCAGGCATTAGCTAGATGTATAATCGGGGAACAGATGTTAGAAGTATCAAAGAGATACAAAGTTGTATTGACCGTGCACGATAGTATTGCGTGCTGCGTGCCTGACGAAGAAGTTGATGAGGCACGTAACTATATAGAAAATTGTATGCGTACAGCGCCTAAATGGGCTTCAAAGCTACCCTTAGATTGTGAGTCAGGCGTAGGTAAATCTTATGGGGGTTGTGAGTGATGGAGCGCGGTGATGATGTTAGCTCAGATATGCTTCAGCAGATTGAGGAAAATCTTTGGAAAACATTGAATCAAACAAAAGATACAATACCAGCAGTATATACTGCTGCAATATATCTTAAAGTTTCACTTAAAATATATAAGAGTATATTAAGCCACAACGAACTTAAAAACCTCTTGCATATGGCACTTGAAGACACGCCGGCATTAGCTGACTCAGAGTTATTACCTAAAGTTAAAAAAGTATTGCATTAATAAATACTTTAGTAAAAACTACTTGTTAATTAAGGAAACTACAAATGTTGGAGAGAGGTTAAAGGATGAAAGGTATAGTACCGTGGTCTTATAGTCGGTTGAAGGCATTTGACCAATGCCCAAAACAATTCTACCACATGAAAATCCTAAAAGAATATGAGGATAAAGAAACCAGTGCCATGCGGTATGGCACCATGTTTCATACAGCCGCCGAAAAATATGTTAGGGATGGCACCCCCCTGCCCGCCAAATTTGATTATGCTTTATCGGCAATAGATAGTTTGAAAGCTAAACGCGGTGATAAGTTATGTGAATATAAGTTAGGGTTAACCGAAGATTTAGAAGTCTGTGGGTTCTATGATAAGGCTGTATGGTTTCGAGGTATAGCAGACCTACTAATAATTGATAATGATGTAGCTTGGGTGGTAGACTATAAAACAGGAAAATCCGCAAGGTATGCTGACAAGGGACAGCTAGAGTTGATGGCTATGGCCGTCTTCAAACACTTTCCCAAAGTAGAAGTAGTACGAGCGGCACTAATGTTCGTAGTATCTGAGGATTTAATAACAAGTTCCTATAACAGAGAACAAGAAGACACTCTCTGGGATAAGTGGATTAAGTCCTTTAACCAACTAAAGGGTGCATATACGCACGATGTGTGGAATGCTAAACCTAGTGGGTTATGTAGAAACCATTGCGCCGTAACCGAATGCGCGTACAACGGTAGGAATTAGACTATGGCATATACCAAAACTAAACGGCCTTATAAAAAAGAATATAAGAAGCAGAAAGAACGGGGTGAACACCCTAATCGTATGGAACGACAGCGTGCTAGACGGAAAATAGATAAAGAAAAAGGCCCCAAGTACCGAAAAGGCAAAGATGTTAGCCATAACAAGATGCTGAGTAAGGGCGGTTCTAACAGTGATGGAGTCAAACTAGAGGCTCCCAGTAAAAACCGCAGCCGAAACGGACGAAAGAAAAAAGCTATCAGGCGTAAAGCCTAAGAGTACGCAAATCATAGGAGATATCAGTGCAAATAATAAAAGATAAAGCACTACTATTCACAACAGACAATCCAGAAGGGGTTACCAAGGCTATAAAGAAAAGTAGTGATGTTGGAGACAATAAAGTTCTAGTAAATTGGGGTATGACAGAGGTACACGCTCTGAAAGACCTTAACATAGAGGCTCCTTCCCCTATAACCGGTAGATATAAATGGCCGGGGCAACACAAACCTTTTGAGCATCAGAAGACTACTTCTGCATTCCTAACTATACATAAACGAGTATTTTGTTTTAACGAGCAAGGTACGGGTAAAACTGCGTCGGCTATATGGGCATCAGATTTTCTTATGTCCCAAGGTATTATTCGGCGGGTGCTGGTGATTTGCCCACTGTCAATTATGGATAGTGCATGGAGGGCAGACTTATTTACTTTTACTATGCACCGTAGTGTGAGTATTGCATATGGCCCAGCCAAAAAACGCGCGGCTATAATAGCTGGTGGGGCTGAGTATGTTATAATAAATTATGATGGTGTAGATATAGTATATGACGCTATAGCCGAGGGTGGTTTCGATCTCATAATTGCCGATGAGGCTACACACTACAAGAACGCACAAACTAAGCGGTGGAAGACCCTCAATAAATTGGTTAAGCCAGATACATGGCTTTGGATGATGACGGGTACCCCTGCAGCACAAAGCCCCGTAGATGCTTATGGTTTAGCCAAACTTGTTAATCCTAAGAACACCCCCCGGTTCTATGGATCTTTCCGCGATATGGTTATGTACAGGATATCTAATTTTAAATGGATACCAAAAGATAGTGCTAGCGATACCGTATTTAATGTATTGCAGCCTGCCATACGATTTACGAAAGCCGATTGTCTTGATTTACCCGACATGGTGTACACAAAACGAGAGGTAGAACTAACCAAACAACAGAAGAAATACTATAATACCCTGAAGAAACATATGGTTATGCAGGCTGCAGGGGAAGAAATAACAGCTATAAATGCTGCGGTTAATATGAATAAGTTACTCCAGATATCTTGTGGTGCCATATACACGGATAAGGGTGACGCACTGGAATTTGACGTTACACATAGGTACAAGGTTCTACGTGAGGTTATTGATGAATCTAGCCAAAAAGTTCTAGTATTTGTCCCTTTTCGACATGCGATAAATATCTTATCAGGTAAATTAAATAGTGACGGTATAAGTAACGCTATTATACAGGGTAGTGTATCGGCATCGCGCCGAACCGAGATTTTTAAATCATTCCAAGAACAAGATGATCCACAGGTATTAATAATCCAGCCAGCCGCCGCCGCACACGGGGTAACCCTTACCGCTGCCAATACAGTGGTATGGTGGGGGCCTACTAGTTCTCTGGAAACATATCTACAAGCTAATGCCCGTGTACACCGGGCCGGGCAGGAACATAAGTGCACAGTGATACAGCTACAAGGTTCACTCATAGAAAGACACGTTTACAATTTGCTAGATAACAAAATAGATATTCACACACAAATACTAGATTTATACAACGGATTGCTTGACTAAGCTAACATATGATATTAGTATGTAACTCCCTTGCATGAGAGGAGCATATTATATGAGTGATGCCCCCGTAGATTTGGAGAAGCTAACCAAAGTCTATTTGAAGATAAAAGAACGTCGGAGTGGACTATCTGCCACGTTTAAGGAACAAGATAGCGAACTCAAATCCCAGCAAGAAACTATCAAAACAGCCCTACTTGAGTATTGTGCAGAACATGGGGTTGAGAGTGTACGTACCTCCGAAGGACTCTTCTACAAAACAGTACGTACTCGCTATTGGACTTCCGATTGGGAGAGTATGTACAAATTTGTACTAGAACATAACGTCCCTGAGTTTTTCGCTAAGAGCCTTAATCAGGGTAATGTAAAACAGTTCCTTGAGGAGAACCCAGAAGTTATGCCCCAAGGACTTAATGCAGATAGTGAATATTCAATATCTGTGAGGAGAAAATAGTGAATACCCCAGCATACGTGCCTATCGAAGATGTATCTAAACATTTTAGTGTATCCATATCCACAGTGCGGGTATGGATAAGAGGTAAGCATATACCACCCTCGGCTTATATAAAGGTAGGTAATACATACAGGTTTTCGATACCTGCTGTAGTGGCCGCGCTATCTTCAGAAAAAGTTAGTCCTGAGACTAACAATACAGACGATACGTCTACCAAATTTGATCTAGACCCTGATAAAGATTTTTAGGTTAAGTGTTACGTCTAGATATACACGACGGGGTTTTTAGGGATGAAGTATCTGAAAGCCCCACTTATTACGGTGTTATAGTAAACGCCGCTTCTATTTCCCGTTCTTATTATGAGGGGAATTATGATCCAGATAGATTAAATATCCCTACATGTTGGTCGTCTGATACGCAAGTACCGTCGCCTAATGTACCAAAACACCAGCGCCAATCGGCAAGGTGTATGGATTGTAAGTATAATATTCGCGGTTCTGGTTACGGTAGTAGTCGGGCGTGTAGGTTCGCGCAGAGGTTAGCCATATTACCACAAGAAGATATGACTACAGTGTATCAGTTACGTTTACCTGCCACATCTATTTTTGGGCAAGCGCGGGAAGGGAACTTACCTCTACAAGCCTACGCTAGGTTCCTTAAAAATATGGATACCGCGCCTAAAGCACTTGTTACGCAGATGTATTTCGACAGACATAGTACTACACCAAAACTCTTCTTCAAAGCTGAACGACCTCTTACCGAAGAAGAACTATCTGTTACTTCTGGTATGGTGGATAACGTAGACACAATACGCGCCATTACACTAGAATTTACGCCTTACAGTACCACAAATATATCCCCGTTCCCTGAAGTAGACGGGTTTCAATCAACATAAACTAGGAGAATATCATGGCTACAATTAACACTATGTTTTGCATTAACGATGTAGAAGCATTATGGCCTAGGATTAATCGCTGTTATCGGTATGACAGTAATGAGAAAAGATCAGTTCCCTGTGACGCGCTCGATGATGGCGCTAGATATGAGATAAATTTCCGTATGAATAAGCCCCGTGCCAACGAATTGTGGACTGCCATGCGGGAAGCCTACAAGATCAAAGCAGATACTCAAGATAATTGGCCTAAGAAGTTTGATAACCCCTTCAAGAAAGATGAAGATGGTACGTTTATCTTTAAAGCCTCTTTAAAAGGCGCGTATGGAAAAGAGGTTACGCGTAAACCTACGCAGTATGATTCACGGAATACCGAGTTAGATGAAGACTTTATGCTAACAACGGGTAGTACCGTTAATGTTGCTGTATCTTTCACACCTTATAACGGAAGTATGGGTACAGGGGTGTCACTACGCTTACGGGCAGTGCAGGTTATTAAGTATGCTCTATTCGAAAGCCGGTCACCCTTTGATACTGCCGAGGGCTTTGCGGTGTCGAAAGATGATAGCCCTTTTGCTGATGGTATCGACATTGAGGAGGTTCAAGAAGAGGGAGAGGAAGAAGAGTTAAAGGAACCAGTAAAGATTGCCAAGAAATCCACACTGGCTAAAGTTAAGAAAAAACAAGACTTGGATGCCTTAGTGGAAGCTTGGGAAGAATAACTTAGCCAAACTAATAGCTACGGTCATACATTCTTATTTTTGGGTTAGCCCGAATTTCCCTACAAGACCCCCCTACCGTGTAGGGATTAATAAGGTGTATGATCGTAGACCCTCCTCTAAAGGAAACGATATGGAAACAAAGGAATTTTTAGAGAGGGCATTAGGAGAAAACGGGTATTATTGTATATTTGCATCGCGCGCTACAGACGGTAGGCGTATACAAAAGTTCTTTGACTCTATAGATGTCCTGTTAACCTCAGCAGAACAATTAGATAATGAAGGGTACGACACATATTTTGCATTATCCACGTTTAAGGATACGAGTTCCCGTAAAGCCAAAAACGCTAACGAACTGAGGTCTTTCTTTCTTGATATAGATTGTGGACCTAATAAAGACTACCCCGATAAAGTAGCGGCTATAGCCGCTTTACGGGATTTCTGTGAGAAGACAGAATTGCCTACCCCCACACTTATTAGTTCTGGCGGGGGGCTACATGTGTACTGGTTCTTAACAAAACCTGTTAGTGTGGGAGATTGGGTACCTATCGCAGAGCAGCTAAAGGTTACATGTGTTAAGCATAACTTATTAGCAGACCCCGCAGTTACCGCAGATTCGGCGCGGGTGTTAAGAATACCTACAACACATAACTATAAGAGTGATCCGCCCTCTGAGGTATTTTATATAAGTAGGTCACTTACTAAACCTCACGAACTTGAGGTTATCGCGGAATATATATGTGATACGTCGATACCAGTTCCTACGAAATATACACCACCTGGCAGTAACGCTGTTATAGATAGGTTAATAGGTAACCGGATAAACGTGTTTAAGGATATAGTTTTAAAAACACAAAGTGGGGTAGGCTGTGAGCAACTAGGTCATATATTAACAAGTCAGGAAGAAATAAGTGAACCTTTATGGCGTGCAGGGTTGTCTATAGCGAAATTCTGCGAAGACTCTGATCACGCTGCGCGAAGAATATCCGAAAAACACCCTGATTTTGACCTACACGATACCATGTATAAGTTGGATCGTATAAAAGGTCCGTATCTTTGCGCTAGATTTGATGAGTATAACCCAAATATATGCACCGAATGTTCTCATTGGGGAAAGATAAAATCCCCAATAAATTTGGGTAGTAAGATACGTAAGGCTACCGAAGAAGATAATATACTGG